ACAGTACGGACATAATAGGGAGAATGACGAGCATGTATTCCAGAAGCCGAATCAACCAGTTGGGAAACTGTTCCACTGGGCTTGACGCAAGTAATAGCAGTGCTAATAGGGATAGAAAGAGTGTCAGCCCACTCAGCGTTAGTAGTAACAGCCACATTTTTAAGATGCTCCAATGTTTCGCTTAAGCCTTCATTAGCCAAAGTCATTAAGGGGTTGTCCATTATCCCCGTGAGAGACACACCGAGCAGTCGCTCTGCGGCTGTATTGTTAGTCCACACTTTACGCAAGTACGGAAAGTTGGTGTAGGTTGACTGAATGGTTCCAAGTACAGTTGCAATGCGGACTTTTCTTGAAAGGTCTTCCATACTGTCCGTGGCACGAATAACAACTTCCGTAAGATTGCAGAACTGATTCGGGCGTAAAATGATTTCCGAACAGGGGTTTGTTCCAAACTCATAGCAAGTCTCGCGTCTTCCATTCTTTGCTGCTTGTTTAACCGAAGCCTCTCTATTAAATATACCACGCTCTCCACTCCCACTTTCCATAAGGGCTGTCCACTCACGCATGAATGCAATGCTATCAGGCTTCTCTGAATAGGAAACTGAGTTGTTAGCTAATGCACGATGGGCTGCGTTCTCCCACCAGTTACCTGACTTAGCGTGTCGCATACGGTCATCAGATAAGTTTGACAAACTAATCATAGCACTACGACGAACACCACCTACTACCACAACCTCACCAATCTTACACATAAGATCATGGCACTCAATGCTAGACAGCTTACGTCCTGCTGCGCCTTTGAATGTGTTAATTGCAAACATAAACAGATCAACTAAAGGAGCAGGGCCACTAGCACGACCACCAAACGTCTTAAGCCTTGCACCAGCAGGGCGTACTCTACTTACATCCCACTTAGGAATCTCACCAGCCCATAGGAGTGCCAGCACTTGCCTGAGACCTTTCGCCCAACCTTCTTTGCTATCCTTAATAACAACAGTAGTATCACTCTGGAAGAGAGTAGGAATATCAGGGAGCTTACTGACGAACTGCCGCTCAACACTAAAGCCAACACCAGTACCACAAAGAAGGATGAACATAGCCTCATCGAAGGACTTAGGGTCATCTACGGGTAGGTAGGAGCAATTATACATACAGGTGTTGTCACGCTTTGCCGCTAAACCTGCAGTCATTAGTGACCGCATACTAGGCATTACCTCAAGGCTAAGGATAGCGTCACGTATTTCTTGAAGGTCTACTGGCTTGAGCCACGGCTTAACAATGTTCTGAATGTAACGCTCTACAGTCTCACCCCAAGTTTCACGGCGTCCTTCTTCTTCCATCCAACGTGCATAGCGGCTGGTTGCAATAAAGGTTTGATAGTCTGTTGGTAAGTAATTATTCATCTTCTTTCCTATCTAAATCTAACGTAAAGATTGCTCTACGTCCACTTTTTCCTACGTGTGCTTCCATTATAGTTTTTGCACTATGCAACATAACACACGCTAACATTAGGGTCTCTTCTCTACTATCACACATCATTATCTGGCGGTCTATGGGCTGCATTAGCTGCTCCATTCTATCCTTGATATCAGACAAGATCAGTAAGGTCGGGCTTCCAGTAGTTTGCCCCCTTCAATACTTTACCATCAGGACGCTTGAGAGGTTTACCTGCTGAGTCTAGCTTAGACATATTAGATGCGTGTACTCTGCGTACAGCCTCATCCAAGTCCCATCCATAAGTAGCTGCATAGCCATACGTTACATACACCAAGTCAGCTAGTTCTTTAAGCATCTCTGCTGACCCGTCTGCATCACGCACCTCACTGTATTCTTCTTTGAGTAACAACCACCGAAAGCCTTCTAGCTTTCTACTGTAGCCATACTTCTCATCAAGAGGGTGATCCATTGCTACTGCAAACTGGCGTACCATATCAAGAGGCGAGTCTTGTTGGTACTCTGCTGTAAGGTCTTCTTGATTGTACTCAGCAAAGTCTACGATATCTTGTTGCGTAATCATCCGTGTTCCCTCACGTTAATGTTATATATGGTAACGTCATCTATGTCAAAGACTAAGTTCTCAAGTAAGTCCCTGATGTCTTCATTGTGATGTACGTCATGAGAAGATAGTATGTTGTTTTCTTCATCTACTTCAACAACAAACGTAGCACTAAACTTTCTAGTCTTTGCCATCCTCTTCTACCTCCTTGATTAGACGGTCTAAGTACCACCGTGCCTTCTGCAAGTCCTCTAGTCCATTCTTGTAAGGCCAACGCCACAGATACTTGAAACAGTTTTGCCAACAGTAAGACTCATGAGGGTTCACATAAGAGCCTTCTGACATAGCCTTCATAGCATCAATACATTCAATACTAGCTTTGTTATAGTGTGGTGGGTGATCTACTACATCTACTATATAAGCCTCGCCTTGTTCTTTCCACTTAGCCATATCAACAACTGCCCTTTGTTTTAGTGAACTTATTTATCTTTAGTATGTTACCGTCTGAGGTGTAGGTTGGGCCTACATCTAGCTCATCATCATAGTCACCCTCAATTATCTCATCTATCTTGTCTTGTACTTTATCTCTTAACTCTGCTATTAAATCCGACTCTTCATCCATAACTAATTCAAACAGAGCGTTCATAGTTAGTGCAACATTTAGTGCTACGTCTAAGTCTTCATCATCCATTGTGTTTTCATCTGACTTATAAATACAAGTCTCTATACGTCCCTCCCCTAAAGGTTTTATAAGTATAGCTATTTCCTCTATGCCTAACTTGTGAGACATTAATCTTTCCTTTTTGTTTTGAGAGTAACAACCTTGTCCGTAACACACGAACCCGGCAATGTCAACCATTCATTTGGTATCAACCTATGAGCATACAGGAAGTTATTCTTCTCGCACCAATTACCGTAGGTAGTCTTGGAGCCTTTGTATAGCTTACCCTTAGAGTTACTAAAGACAAACCTTATGTCTAACTCAGGGTGTTGTTTCCTTACTTGTATGTGCTTGTGCCTGTCTTCACTGTCAAAGATACCTTTGGTTTCAATAAAGATACCATTGTCTAGCTGGAAGTCAGGGGTGTAAGTGCGATAGCGTAAGTCCTCCCATTCTATTTTGACTAGCTCATACCTTACCTTTTTCTGGCACTCAGACAAAACAAGAGCAGTCTGTTTTTCAAGACCACTCCTGTACTTGGCTTTAAGGTGTTGCCTTTTAGGTTTAGGCATCTGTCTTTAGCTTAGTGTAGTGCACCATAGGTGCGGTTAGTTTACCTTGATAGGTTCTTGATGGTAGTTCTTGATAGTCAGGCCAACAAGCTTTCTTGAATGAACAGAAGCTACACTCTCTGCATAGCGTCCTATTACCTGACTCCTTCTTACGGTATGTCTCAGGTATGTCTGTGTACTTACGCTCAAGTGGCTCATCATTCTCTAGGTAGTCATACGTGGCTCTCATCTTGTCTAGTATTTCATCAACGTCTACGTGCTTGGCTGAGACGTACTTGTGATGGCCGTTAGCTTTGTTGACTACCCACCATCCCCCTACCTTCTTACCTGCTGCTGTAGCGTAGCCTACAAGCTGTGCTACGTAGCCGAAAGGATCACTGGCTTGTAGGGTTTCAAGGTCAACAAACTTTTTAGTGTAGGAGTAATCAGATGCAGACTTAATGTCATCTACTCTGCCCTCCATAACTAAGTCATACTCCCCTCTGATTGGGCGTCTGCCACCACCTAAGTCTAAGTTCACAACATCGTTGTCTTTAAACTTGACCCCTGCTGTACGCAGTATACCTTTGAACACTGCCTCAACTATATCACCTAGCATCATGTTCATCATGAACTGATCTGGCATGGGTTCTTTCTCTTCTGGTCTATTCTTCTCAAACCAGAGTTGACATATAGGGCGTCCAATGTTTGACATTCTAAGCTTGAACTTATCACGTGGACCCCCGTTGAACTGCTTGTCTAAGCCTTCTTTGACATCAGAGGCAACCTTATCAATGATTGCCTCCGACATACTGGACTTGCCTAGAGTAGCATCCCGCATCAACTTCTTAATAGGAAGTTCAGCGACATGGTTCATATCCATATTAGTATGGAGCCTCCTCTACCTGTACGATAGCATCAAGTACATCAGGCGAGATAGCTACATCAGGCTTGTTTAACTTCTTCCACTCGCTAAGAATGTAATCATTAGAGTTGTCTATGTAGTCAACAAAAGAACGTAGCGTATCTTGATCATCATCCTTCATAGGCACCTTAGTACCCAGTGATGCCACCACAGTAGCGTAACTATTAGTAGACATCTTCTCTTTCTTAGATGCCAGCTTGATAGTATGCTCAATAGGTAACAGCTTCTTAGCGGTTATCTCCTGTAGTGCAGCGTCCATAGACTTCTTGCTTTGGAAGTTCTTAACGAAATACACAAAGTCAATCTCACCATCGTAGCCTTGCATAGGATTGCCTTTAGCATCAAAAGGTTTGTTCATTGATACCTTGCCAAACAATACTTTAGAGTTCTTCACACTGCTTTGACGGGCCTTGTAGTCTTCATCTAAAGCAGCCCACTCTTCTGGTGTCCTGTACTTACTATCTCGGCCTAGATTAAACGTACCCCTACTATCCTTCAAGTCACCCTTCAGTTTAGTAACCATGACTGTGCTGTGTGATCTACCTATGTCAGTGTCGAACTGCGTCCACTGCTGACGTTGTGCAAATAAACGGATGGATACAGATCGACTATACACCTCGTTACCTTCCCCATCTTTGAGCTTGTATGCTCCAAGCGGTACTACAACCTTCTCTTCTACCTCGTCATCGACAACATGCTCAACCATGATAGGTGCTTGCACCTGATTCAACATGGGTATCTTAGGCGCAGAAGAAGTAGCCGTATCCATTTCTCCGAAACCCATTACCGCTGCCAAGTCTGATCCAGCGAAGTTAGTACTCAACTCATTGCTCATTATATATCCTTTCTGAGCTTTAAACGAACCGTAGTTATAACATTATACATCAACAGTGTCAAGCCAATTCGGTCCTATCTTGGCCTCTAAAAGTAAGGGTACATTCATTTCTACCCCATAGTATCTGTTGATGATTGCATCTAGGTTTTCATTAACATTGTCAATAATACCTAGCACCTCCTTCTCTTCTTGTGGGTGTATGTCTATCACCGCTGAGTCATGAACACTGTTCACCAGCCGTGACCGTAAACCTTTGAGCCTGTTATCTATCTCAAGTAATACAACAGGTACAACATCACCAGTAGCAAACCCCTGCACTGGATAGTTTTTAATCCTAGTGAAGTTAGTAGGTGTGCCATTGGCTCTGCGATGTGTGCCGGGAAAAGCATACTGCCTACCTGATACATTGGTTATCTTCTGTAGACGTATAGCCTCACTGCCTAGCTTCTTGTGCCACTCTCCTATGCCTTTATACTTATCAAGGAAGTGGTGATAGTATGCAGCTTCTGCCTTGGTTCTACCAAACCCTGTAGCACCAAAGAGAGGGGCGAAGGTGTGTTCCTTTGCAGCTTGCCTAGTAGTAGGCTGACCTGCATCACTAATGATCTGTGCCGTGTAGGAGTGTACATCAAAGCCTGTGTTGATCTCTTCCATAGCTACAGGGTCTTGTGATAGGAACGCTGCAGCCCTAAACTCTAGCTGTGCAAAGTCAGCCTCCATAACCTTGCCACCCTCCCATCGTGATATAAACACACGCTTCACTGGGAACGTCCCACCTCTAGGCATGTTCTGCATGTTAGGCTCACGCCCACTGAACCTGCCAGTAGATGTAATGTGCTGTGTTAGTGACACATGTAGTATATCGTCTGGCTTAGTGTAAGTATCAATGCCATCAACAAAGCTTGACAGATAACTAGATACAGCATTGAGGCGCTTCAAGTCCTCAAGAAACTTAACAGCCACATCCATGTTGTTATCTATTGCTGTAGCCCTAAGAATATCTAGTACGTCTTTTCCTGTAGAGAAGCCACTAGCACTAACCCAAGAAGCATTAGGAGGGAAGAACCCAAACCCAGCCATACGAGATTGCTTCTTAAGTTGGTAGCCTCTGGCGTCACAGTCTTTACACTTGTTAGGTCTAGCATACTTACTGCCATCCTTTCTTATCTTATATATTTCAGAACTGCCCTCACACGTGGGACAAGTGAACGCCTCAGTGCGATACAGAAGATCACTGTTAGCATTAATTATTTCCTTTAGTTCGCTTAACTTCTTACAGTTATCAAATAGATTAGGCCAGTCATCTTTCGAGTGAGGCTTACGACTAAAGATAACCTGAGACATTTGCTCTGGACTATTCAAGTTAACAGGTGTGTCACCCATAACCTCACGTACCTGCATCTGTAGCCGTGATTGGATAGAGCCACGCTCCTCTTCATACTCCTTACGTACTGCATCCAGAGCCTTACGGTCTACCTTCATACCTGTCTGCTTCATGCGGGTAAGTAGCTTACATACATCAAACGTAATGTCTCTCACTTTGATAAGACTTGCTGACTCAGGTGCAGCAAAGTCTGCAACCTGTGCGTGAAACAGTGCAGCAGTGGTGTTGCAATCTGCCTCAAGATAAAAAGTCAATTCTGACAATGGTATCTCATCTGTATTATACCCCTCCTTGAAGTACTTCTTTAGGGTGTCATCCTTTTGGAACTCAAGGTTTCTACGGATAGCTGTGTTGCCTAGAGACATAGATATCTTTTTAGCTACACCATTGGGTGTGATCTCTAGGTTGTTTCCTCTGAGTAATATACTCTCAGCTAACATGGTATCCCATATGTCACCATCGTACTTAAAGCCGCACTCCCACAGCCAAGCCAAGTCATGCTGTGCGTTGTGCATAATGAGCAGGGTAGTGTGATCTAGTATCTTCTGGATACGTCTAGCTTCAACCCCTGACTGATCAACGTATTCTTTGTGCTGAAGATCAAACGTTAGAGCCTCATTACCATCATCTACATCACGTACACCCACATTAACTAAGAAGTTGTCAGGCTCCCAAGGGTCTAGGAATAACTTGTTGTTCCTCTTCTGTGTGGTATTCTCTACGTCTAATACAAACCGCATTGTAGTCCTTTCTCTAGGCTAGATACTGTGATCTCGCCCCGTCTAACTCGCAGTGGACAACCCCGTGCCACCCACCCTTTAGTTTGTTCTTAGCTACATTGATATGACGTTGGTTATCTTCATCGTCACCCTCAGTAACTTGGTTCTTAGCTATCAACAACATGAGGTCTGCCTCTGCTGCCTTACCTGTCTTACTACCTTCCAGCATAGACTGATCAAGGTATACTTTATCTTGTGCATCAGCAGACAACTGGCTCATCCATATAATAGCACAGCTATACTTCTTAGCTATGTTACGAGCATGGATAGCAGCAGCCTTGAGGTACACATCTGACTTGTCACTACTCTTTACAGCAAACTTATCACCCATGTCAAGTACAACTATGTCGGGCTTACTATGCTTTATGATGTTCTCTACCCAA